AGGGAAATAAACTAAAATAATAATAACCCCATCGGTCAAGACTTTTTAAGGGGGCATTGTTGAATGTTTTAAGGGGGTAGAATCGCTTTGGTTTTAGGGGGCAGCTTACACTGGATTTTCCATGCCTCGCAGAACTTGTAACCGTCATAGTGCTTGCATAGCAGGCACGTCAACACCAATTTTAGTCCCATTCTTTGAAAATTGTCAGTAATTCATTTGGTATACCTTGTTCTCCCTTCATTTTGTAGAAAGCGAACCATTCTGCGAAATATTCACCTGACGTAGTTTCTCCATAGACACTAATGGGCTTCTTCTCCTTGAAGTATTCCGGCGCATCGGAATGATGATGGATGTAGTGTCCGAGTTCATGATATATAGCACATTTGACTTGTGATTTCACATCCTCAAATAAACACGTGACAACATCAGGTATTGGCTGTTCGCCTCGTTTGATTTTGTCGTTGATCTTCTCGATCTGATAAATCCAATCCGAAATATTACTTTGTTCCTTCTTGATATACGCTTTCAATTCTTTATCAAGTCTCGTATTCTTCCCGAGCTTTTCACGATACTGTTCGATTGACTTCTGTGCCCGCTCGATCTTGTTTTCACGGATGGCTATGCCTTCCTTGAACGGTATAGGCTTTTTGAAAATATTCGACTTGAAACTTTCGAGATTGATGTATATCTGCTTTTTGCCGTCATTGTAATGGCCTCCGATCCTCTGCTTAATCTTGGTGCTACCCGCGCCCACATTATACCCAAGTATCAATTCATTGAGTTTGAGACGACCATTTTTTCCGACATTCTCGATAGCTTCAAGAATAATATTCGCCTGTTCTATGGATGCTTCTGAAATATCGGCCTTGCGAATGCCGACTTTTTTCAGACGCTCCATCATCTGCTCCTTTGTTTTTGCACTGACAAAGCGGTTGTCTGCAAGCCTTTCAACTGTCTCTTTTGCCTTAATCGAGAGGTTGTAGTACGGGTGATGCTTCGGAAAGATCACTTTGTCCTTACCGGGATTGAACCGGAACATTTCGGCGCGGTTCCGACCCTGGCTGTCGATGTCGGTGGTAGCTTCACGCCCGAGTTGCAAAGCCTTCTCTCCGTCAGTGTAGGGATATTTGCCTTTTCGGACCTGCACGACCCGGCACCGACATTTCCATCCGTTCGGCGGCATGATCTCCGACCAGCACGGATCGTCCTGCGGACGGGTCAGTCCTTCGAGTTTCGCATGCGCGGGCCGTACTTTGCCGTCGTTGGCCGTGCGGTACTGCAGATCGTAATCATCCCCGTCGCGCTCGATCTCGGCCCACTGTGCCGCCGATTGTGCGGAATGTATGGCGAATTCATGCTCGGCTTCCAGATAGCGCTCGTTGTACTCGGGATGTATTTGCTTCACCTCCTCGAAAAACTTGCTGAACGGTTTGATCTGTCCCTGATCATCGCGCAAGAGCTGCGAAGCCTCACGCAGTTCGTGGTAGGTCTTACAACCCGAGAATACGAACACGTCGCGCCCGAGTTTGTCGGTCATTTCTGTCGGAATGTCAGCATCTTTCAGTCCGATATTGACCCCTTCCATCAGGGCGTCGGTTATTTCGTCGATCAGCGTCCGGATCGGCTGATCCTCGAGCATGTCGGGGCGGAAGTCCCCGGCCTTCTGCAGGTGCTTTGCGGCATTGCGGAATGTCGACAGACGCACGACAGGTTTTTTGCCGTTGCCGCCATCTGCGGCCAGCGTCACCGGATCACCCAGTCCGTAGACCGCCGCCAGTCTTTCGTGCAGCCCCCTGTACGCAATCAGGGGGCGGTGGCGAAAAAATCGACTTCCTGGGGCTGCGGCACCGACAGCGTTTCCGACAGCTGTCCCGGCACGGTGAAGGCCTTATCGGTACACACGATGCCGAATTTCTCCTCGATCCAGTCGTTAGGCACATCTTTAAACTGAAGGAGCTGCACGACCATCGCCCACAGTTTTTCGATGTCTTCCTGCTGCTGCCAGGAGAAGACGCTGCCCGCGGGCAGGACGCCGATGTACACCAGGGCGGGGATCACCGTGGAATTCCAATATCCCGCCAGCATCTTACGGTCAGCCATCACCAACTTCTCGAACAGTCGGATGCTGCTCTCCTCTTTGGAGCGGTTGCCGTTCACGGTGTCCTGGCCGATCACGGCCCCGTTCACCAGCACCGAGACCGCCTCCTTGCACAGGGCGATCAGGTTGTTGTAGACATCACCGTTGGTGTCGGCTCCCTTTGCGAACTGAAACTCCTCCGTGCGGTCGATGATGAAGTATGCCGCCGCACCCATGTCACGCAGCATGGCCTCGGCACGGTCGAGCATGGCGGGGTCCTGCGTGTCTGTCTTCATAAACCGGGGCGGGATGCCGTATATCTCGCAGAGCTCCGACCAGCAGGACTGTGCGAAGCGCATGAACAGTACATGCGGTACGGCCTTGTTCAGCAGTCCGTAGTCGTGATCCTTGCCGAACTCCAGGATGAAATTCCCGAACTCCCGGACCTCGCGGTACTGGAGGCCCTTACTGTCGTCCTCCCGAAACAGCAGCATCCCCTTCTCGGGAATCACGTTCTGCCGGGGCAGCAGGGTGACGGCCACGGGTTCGGTCTCGTCTCCGGTTGTCGTGAGCTCCACGAGCGTGTGGCCGTACATCACGCTGTCGAGGATGTGAGTGTTGAGCTCCGTGACCCATGACGCTGCATTGAGGGCTGCCGTAGCCTGGTCGTCGATCTTGTCGCCTACCTTAATCTCGAAAGGTGTCAGCAGCGTCGCCTTCTGCCTCAGTTCGATCTGTGAGGTGAGGTGTGCGCAGAGCATCACATCGTCGTAGAGATTCATCAGCCGTGCCCGGCGCGGGTTGTCGACGTTATCCGCCGCTCGCAGCGCCGACCGCCAGGTGGCGATGTCGGACCGGGTCCGCGACAGGGTTTTCGGGACGATACTCCGGATGTACCCCTCGCGTCGCCGGGCTGTTTTCGGGGTATTCGTTTTTACGGCCAAATTAGCGGCCTTAGCCGTGACGCCGGGGGTTTTCCTGCTTTTGTTCTTTTTCTGCATTGTGCGAACGATTAAAGGGTGTTTAAACGGTGTTTAGTCGTCGAAGTCGTGGCGGAATTTGCGGCGACTACCCATCCGGGCCGTGATGCGGACCTCGCCGTCTTCGGTTTTGAGCAGCGGCAGGCCGGGGGCGAGAGGCTTGTCAGTCCCTTTCACCCCCGATACTTTCTCGAGCCAGTCGATCGCCGCCCGGCGGTATTCACTGACCTGCTCGAAGATCAGATCGGTGTTCGCCCGGCGGCAGAGGTTCCACACCGCGATGTTCTTGCAATGCTCCAAAAGTGTGGCGTGGCGGTCCTCTCCCGTTGCCGAGAATATCGCCTCGCAGTCGTATTTGGCGTTCAGGTAGCTCCGCGCCTCGTCGATGGCGGCCAGGATCGCCATGCGGATCGTGACGGTGCTGGTGGTGATACTCTGCAGCTGGTACTCGCTGATAGCCGTATATAAGTCCTCCTTCTCGATGAACATGGCTTACAGGCTTTGATATTCATCGATAGCGTCGAAGCAGGGGCAGGCCTTCATCCACTCCCAGGGTTCGATGATTCCGTTGCCGTTCAGGTCGGGCGAAAAGTCACGGTGCCCGCAGATCATGGCGTCGGGGAACTGCTCGCGGAGCTGTTGCAGCAAGTAGAACATCGACGCCTTCTGTTCCTCGGTGCGGGTATCTTTAGGCTTGCCGTCGGCATCCAGTCCTCCGATGTAGCAGATGCCGATGCTGTTGGCATTGCTGCCCTGCACATGGGCTCCGATCTCGGCGATGTCGCGGCCCTTGCGGATCGTGCCGTCGATCTCGATCACGTAGTGGTAGCCGACCTTGCGAAATCCCCGCTGACGGTGCCAGCGGTCGATATCTTCGATGCCGAACGGCACCCCTTCTTTGGTTGCGCTGCAGTGCAGCACGATGTACTTGATTTTACGCATATTGATTAGTATTTGCGGTTTTCCCGGCGGCCCACGCGATAGGTGCCTTTCACCTGCCGGAATACGGTATTGAGTTTCGAGAGTGCGCCTTCGCCCGCATCAGGCCCGTCGACGGCCACGCCTCCGCCCTTCTCGAATGCGAGGTACTGATCGACGAGCTCCTGGAAGTCGGGGCTGTCCCGCTCGTCGATATTGAACCACACATTTCGGCGCTCGAAATAGGACTGCGTAGCTTCGATACGGTCGTACTTGTCGGCCTTCGGTCGTTTGTCTGCCTGTACGGGGATGTAGTAGCCGCGGGCGTCGCCCTCGGCATCGAAGTCATTGACGAACTCGTCCATCGAGAACAGACCCTCGATCCAATAGCGGACCTTGCGGCAGTTGCGCAGCTCCGTCGTTTCGTACAGATCATAGAGCCATTTCGCCAGGACCGTGCGGGACTGCTGGCGCAGGAAGCAGTAGATGAAATGAAACTCGCGGTCTTTTTTGCCGACGAGGATCATCCCCTTGTGGCAGGCCTGGGCCTTGTAGGAGAGGTCTCCGTAGAAGACCAGGGCGTCGTATTCGTTCAGCGGCAGCATCTTTTTCCATTGGATGTCCTCGGCCTTGAACACCTTGCCATCCTCCACGTGGACGTGCATATACTCGCGCATGAACGACCGCGAGGGGATGCTGCGGTACTTTTTGCGCCAGTACTCCGCCGAGGTCTTTTCGGGCCAGTTCGGTTCGAAGGTCGTCAGGTCCTTCACCGCGGGAACCGTCAGGACGTACTGGATCGGCTGCTCTCCATCCTGGCGGGATTTCTCGGCCAGCACCTTCAGCTGCTTTTTGAGGCGGTTCGTGATGCTGTTCTTATGAAAGTTGTTGTTGGCATACACGAACCGCCGGGTCGATCCGTCGGCCTCGTCGAAGCATCCCATCAGGTCCTCGAAGATCCACTCGACGGCCTCGCGCATCAGACGGTCGTTGTTGACATGGCGGCGTGTATCGACATCATCCACGGCGATGTAGTCGGGTCGCTGCTCCTCCTCACGGACGCCGCGCGGGTCCTGGCCGAAGCCCAGAGAGGTGAAGCGCACACCGTCCGAGGTCAGAAACTCCCCGGACGACCAGTCGCCCTGCTTGTAGCGGCTCCCGTAGTCGTTGATCAGCCGCTTGTTAAACACCAGTTGCGCCTGGCATGCCGAGAGCAGTTTATGCGCCTTGTCCTCCGTTTCGCCGATCAGCAGCATGTAGCGCATGCGGCCCGTGTACATCAGGTACAGCGGAATACCCATGTCGATATGTACGGACTTTGCCCCGGATCGGTAGATGATCCACATGGCCATGATCACGTCGTGGTCGATGATCTCCTGCGCACCCGTGCGATGGAACCACGCACAGGGCACTTTCGCATAGTTCGGGAAATAGTACTCGAACCAGGTGACATAATCCCTTTCGAGGCGTTTCACGCGGGCGATCTTATCCGCCAATGGCTCGTGAATGTTTACGACCGAGGCCTTCGCTATGCGTCGGCAGTGCTCCTCGTAGTTGTCGAGGAGCTTCTGAAATTTCTTGTCGATGTCTGCCATATGCCGCTACTTTTTTAAGGAATCGACCTGCGCCCGGTGTTGAATGAACATGCGATGCAACTCCGTCTGTCGGGTGATCTCCTGCGGAGCCACCTCAGCGATGAAGTTGTCGACCTCCTTCAGTACGGAGATCACTATCGACAGTGATACCTTGCCGTCGAAGTATTGCAGGCTCTTGGCAACCTTCGAAAGTCCGTCCGTATCGAGACGGGGCTTATTACCATCGGCGATCCACTGCATTTCTTTCAGCAGCAGCTCGCGGATTTTTCCGGGAGCTGCCAAACTTTCTTGGCGCTTCTCGTCCCATTTCATACCGCGTCGCCATGTGGACAGCGTGGCCTCACGGATACCGAGCATATCGGAGATACCCGCGCAGGTCATTCCCTGCTCGACAAAACAGTTGTAAGCCGCTGTGTATAATTTGTGCTTTGGAGTTGTCATAGACCTCTTTTTTGTGCAAAGATGGCATGCCGAAACGCGAATGCGAAAAATAGTTTAATACCTTGACAATCTTTTTGTTGCTCCGGATTCTGAGGCCTATGTTTGCATCAAAAAACGAGGCGCATGGCTTTACCGAAATTCATATTTAACGACGAAACGAAAAAGAACTCGCACGGGTTCTTTCTGCTTAACGGCGGCGGCAAGTTCGAACGCTTCCAGGAGTATTCCCCGATGCTCGACAATCACGATCTCAACCGTCTGATCGGTCGCTGGGACAACCTGCATGTCGAGGGGTCACTGCTTGTTGCCGATCCCGTCTTCGACGACGGGATCACCCTGGGAGCGGAACGCAAGGGCCAGGTCGAGCGCGGGTTCCTGCGCGGAGCATCGCCCGGCATCATCATCCTGCGGGCCGAGTACCGCACGAATCCGGCAGGCGGTGAGGACCTCTATGTCACCGAGTGGGAACTGTTCGAGGGTTCCGTAACCTCCGTGCCGTCGAACGCCGGAGCAGTAACGCTCAAAATCTACACGGGCGACGGGCACCTGGTCGATGACGGCGATGTGCGCCTTCATGTCGACAACATCGTGAAACTCTGCGCGGAGGGTTCGCCGCAGGGTCAAATCCCTAATATCAAAACAATGGAAAAAATCACCCTTTCCGCCGAGGCATACGCCGCTCTCGGCATCAATCAGGACGCGGACGCTACGGCGATGAGCAAAGCCATCGTGCAGTTGGCCGCGGACCGCAACAAACACAAGGAGACTGCCGATGCCCTGCAGACGGAGATCGACACGGCCCGTAAGAAACGCGCCGAGGAGCTGGTCAACCTGGCCGTCGATCAGGGCAAGATCGGAGCCCCTGCCCGTGAGAAATACATCGAACTCGCCATGAAGGATTACGACCTGGTGTCGGAAACCCTGAAGGCCATCCCCGAGAAGGTCTCGCTGGCGGCTGCCGTCACCAAGATCGCCGGGAACGTGATCCCGGCCGAACGTCAGAACTGGACGCACCTGCGCTGGCTGAAGGAGGACCCCGAAGGCCTTGCGAAGATCAAAGCCGAGAATCCCGAGGCTTTCGAAGCCATCCGAAAAAAGCACAACTAATCAAAATCAGACAGATATGCCTATCGAAAAAGAACTTTGGACTGACATCATCAAAGAGCAGCCCATCCAGGAGGGTGACTTCCTGAACGAATCCGAAGACCTCAGCGCCCTGGTCGACAACAACACGCTGCACCTGGCCGAGGCAGGTGTCGAGCCGGAGGTATTCATCGACAATGACACCTATCCGGTCGGTATCGTACAGCGCGAGGACATGCCGAAGGACATCCTGCTGCACACCCTCGACACGAAGAACACCGTGGTGCGCAACATCGAGCAGATGCAGGCCGTCTACGACAAGATGCTGAGTGTGACGCGCGGTCATGTGAACGCCCTCACGCGCAAGCGTAGGGCACTGGCTGCCTACAACTGGTGCCCGTTGCAGGACGGTGAGTTTACGCCCGTCCTGGTGACGACTGGTGAACTGGTCAACGGTCGCCGTCGCCTGACCTTCGACGACCTCGATCTGCTCGAGGCGAAGTTCAAGGCAATGGAGGTCGACATGACGCAGCTGTGCCTGGTCCTCACTACGGAGCACGAAGCCGACCTGAAGTCCGAGAACCGCAAGCTGTACAAGGAGTACATGCGCGACGGGAAGATCGGCAATTTCAAGGTCTTCAGCTACCCGCATCTGCCGTACTTCGACACCGAGACAGGCAAGAAGCAGGCCTTCGGCTCGGCCAAAGGCGAGAACAGCGCGATGGCGTCGATCGCCTGGATTCGGACCGAGGTGATGCGTGCGACGGGTACGGTTGATGTCTTCCACCGCGAGAAGGACCCCGAGGCCCGCGGCGACATCCTGGGCTACCAGCAGCGTTTCTCGGCCCTGCCCCTGCGCAACAAGTACATCGGAGCCATCTATTCGGGTAAGTAGTCATGGAAGGAGCTATGCAGTATCTCGGCCAGTATGCGATCAAGTCGGCCCTGGTGGCCGCAGCCTATTTCGCACCATGCAAGGAGGTCATCGCCATAGTGTTCCTGTTCTGGCTCGCCGATCTCGTCTTCGGTGTCCTCGCCAGCAAGAACCGGCACGCACCTCGATCGTCGCGCCGAATGCGCAAGAGCGTAGGCAAGCTGATCGGCTACATGGCCGCGATACTGCTGGCCTTTCTGATCGACAAGCTCGTCCCGAATCTGTGGATCATTCCGCATCGACTGATGGCGGCCTACCTGTGTGTCTGCGAACTTATCTCGATCCTCGAGAACCTGGCGATCATCACGCAGGCCAAAGCCTTCGTGTCGCTGATCAAACTGATCCGGGGCAAGAACGATGAAAACGTAATTTACGATCTGATCAATGAGAAAAATGCTGACTATTCTGCTCGCAGCCCTTTTGGCCGCGTGCAGCCCAAGCCTCAAACTGCAATCTTCGCAGACGGCGGCGACCGATACGGTGATCGTGACCGAACAGGTCCGGGACACGGTGGTAGTCCTCGAACGCGACCAGTCGATGATCCGGGCGCTTCTCGAATGCGACAGCGTGGGGCAGGTGCAGATGCGCCGACTGATGGAGTACCAGGCGGGGAACCGACTGAGGCCTCCCGACATCAAGGTCCGCAATAATGTCCTGACGGCTACGGCCCAGGCCGACAGTATGGCTATTTACCTGACTTTAAAAGACCGCATCGAACGCCATACGTCCACCCGCAAAGAGTTACAAATCGTCGAGGTCAACCGCCTGAATACCTGGCAGCGGACCTGGATGTGTGTCGGACAGATTTCGGCCCTGCTGCTGATCCTGTTCGGGGTCTTTAAAACCCGCAAACTGTTAAAAATCTGAAAACATGGATATTAAAAACATGAGCGCCCAGGAGCGCAAGGAGGAGCTGGCCCGCTTGGCGGATGCCACGAAGGCCGCGAAAGCCGAGGGCAAGACTGCGAAAGCGCAGGTCGCGGAGGGCAAAGCAGCCGTGAAAGCCGCTAAAACCGTCGAGGAGAAGGCGTCTCTCAAGGAGAGCCTGGCAGCCTTGGAAGCGGCTTATCAGGCCGCCACGGCGAGTGTCGCCGAAGCCGTAGCCCGGGAGGAGCATTTCCGCGCCGAGGCCAAAGTCATCGAGGATGCCGAGAAGGCCGAAGCGGATCAGGCCCGTAGGGAAGCCGAGGAGGCCGCCGCAGAGCAGGCCCGGAAGGCCGACCCGTTCAAGGCCCTGGCCGAGAAGTATGCGAAAGCCTATCCCGACTGCAAGGCATTCCACATCACCAGCGACAAGCAGGTGTTCCTCGACAAAGACAAGAACCTCGCACAGTTCCATCAGAAGGGCCTCGGCGAGGGCGAAGTACGAACCATTAACGTGCGATAATCATGGCATTACCTAACGTAACTATCAAACTCGAGAACGGGAACCTGGGCCGTGTCGCACAGAGCGACGACGGTGTCGCCGGGCTGATCCTGACGGGCGCAGCCGTCGCCGACAAGCTTGCGCTGAACGAGGTCTACCTGATCAATTCCTCGCGGGACATCGCCCGGCTGGGCATCACGGCCGAAAACAATCCCCTTGCACACAAGGAGCTGACGACCTTCTATACGGAGACGGGCGACGGCGCCGAGCTGTACCTGCTCGTCGTTTCCGAGGCGACACTGCTCTCGCAGATGTGCAGCCTCGAGGAGGGCTCGCCGCTGAAGAAGCTGATCACTTACGCCAAAGGTCGCATCCGCCTGGTCGGCATCAACCGTCTGCCGTCTGCCGAGTACAGCGCCGACACCACGGAAACGGGCATCGACAAGGATGTCGTGACGGCGGCCACCGCAGCGCAGTCCGTCGGTGAGAGCTTCGCCCGGAAGGTGATGCCCTTCCGGTGCCTGATCCCCGCTGCAGGCTGGGACGGCACGACCGACAAGCTCTACAAGCCCCGCGAAGGCAGCACCAACCGTGTAGGCTTCGTCATGGCCTGCGACGACCAGGCGAACAAGACCGCCGCAATCGGACAGATGCTCGGACGTGCCGCTCAGATTTCCGTAAACCAGTCTTTGGCCCGCGTGAAGTCGGGAGCGATCGCCGCCGAGGGATGGCTGACCAACGGCAAGACCCCCGAGGAGTGCGACGCGATGCTCGACCTGCTGGACGAGGCGGGTTATATCATCTACCGCTCCTTCCCGAAGAAGAACGGCTACTACCCGAACGACGACCACATGGGGGCCCCGCTGTCGGACGATTACAGCAACCTGAACTACGGACGTGTGGCGGACAAGGCCATGATCTACGCCTATACCGCCTACATCGAGGAGATTCAGGAAGACATCGAGACCGACGACGAGGGCAACATCCCGCAGGAGATGTGTTCGTACTACGAGCGTCTGATCGACAACGCCGTCGCGGTAGCGATGCAGGGCGAGATCAGCGACTTCACCTCCTATGTCGATCCGGCGCAGAATGTTCTCTCGACCCGTCGCATGACGGTTTCGTGCAGGATCAGGCCGCGCGGGATGCTGCGGGACATCATCGTAAACCTCGGATTTGAGAATCCGGCAATCAAGCAGTAGCATGAAAGTAAAAATCAACGGAAAAGAGTACGATTGGGGCACCATCAAGATCATCATGTGGGGCCGCCCGGTAGTCGGTGCAACAGGCGTCGACTACAAACTTGCCAAGGCGAAGGAGGCCTTGTATGCTGCGGGGCGTTCCGCCAAAGGCATCCAGCACGGTCAACGGGCCGCGACGGGAACCCTGACGCTGCTGCAGAGCGAGATTATCGCCATGAACCGCGCCGCCCGTGAAAAAGGCTACAAGGACATCCTCGACGTGGATGTGGACATTCTGATCTCCTACATCCCCGAGGACAGCACGGCCATCACGGTCGACCAGATCATCTGCGCCTCGTTCTCGGAACTCCCCTCGGGCATGAAGGCGGGCGACATGAAAAGCGAGCACGCCATGCCGTTCGTCGCTCTCGACATCGACTACGACATCGCGTCGAAATAAAACAAGCCCACGGCATCGGACCGTGGGCTGTTTAAACACTCTTTAAAACCACACAAAAGAGCATTATGGAAAAGAAGGATATGACCGCGAAGATCGCGGCATGGAAGAAGAAATACGGCGACGTGTTCGCCTATGAGGTCGACGGTAAGACCTGCTACCTGCATCGCCCGGGACGTGATGTGATCGCTGCCGCATCGGTGGTCGGCAAAGAAGACCCATTCAAATTCGCCGAGATCATCCTGTCGAACTGCTGGCTCGGAGGCGACGAAGAGCTGCGCGACGACGACCGCTATTTCATAGGTCTGTCACAGCAAATTTCGCAGATCGTAGAGGTCAGGGTCGGGGAAATAAAAAAACTCTGAGCGGCACCGAGGTCGTCAAAGGTGACGGGTGGCTGCATGCAGGCAACGCCCTGATCCGCTCGGTGCTGCACATGGACCCCGACACGCTGTCGGACGAGGCGTGGGGCTTTCAGGTAAGAATGGCCGAATGGGTGGAGAATGAGCGGATGCGCAGATATACGCCTACCGCTTAGTCTGCCACAGGCCGCGCCACCTGTCGATGTGCACAGCACACTTAAATCCTTCACCCAAAAGGTAAAGCAAAGCGGCAGCCACAAAGATCAAGAATATCCAACCTGTAACAGTCATAGTAATACAATTTCTGCAAATATATGGATAATCGCGCAAATTATCAAGTAAATATCGACGGAAATGTTTTCGTCGCGGTGCAGACCCTATTTGCAGAGTTCACAAAGATCGTGCAGGTCGTCGAGAAAGTCGATGAATCCGTGCAGAACTCGACCCGGCAGATTACGGAACATGTTGACAAGTCGGCCAATGCGTTCGGTGGTCTGCAAAAACAGATCGAGCGAATCAGTCTGACTTCCGTTATCGAGCAGGTCAAACAATTAGCCGAAGGCGTTGCGAATTTAACAGGCCCCGGCATCGGCTTCGAGCAGTCGATGGCTGATCTGTCGTCGATCACGGGTATCGTGGGCGACGATCTGCGCGACCTGGCGAAAGTCGCACGACAGACGGGTAAGGACAGCGGACTGGGAGCCCAGCAGGCGGCGAATGCCTTTGCCCTGCTGGCCTCGCAGATTCAGGTAGACAAGATCGGCATGGAGGGGCTGAAGGCCCTGCAGCAAAACACCATCACGCTGTCCCATGCTGCGGGGATGTCGATGAACGATGCCGCCACAGCCCTGGCCGGAACAATCAACCAGTTCGGTCTTCAGGCTACGGAGGCCAACCGGGTGATCAACATTCTGG